AACGGATAGTGATTTTGAAACCGCCGAAAAAACTGGTGGTTCAAAAGAACTTCAAGAACATAGCCACACATTTACGCCAAAAGGAACATTAAGTAATCAGGACACAAGCCACACGCACACCGTAAACGGCGGCAGTTGTACAACTGGTTCAACTGCCTCAAAGATGACTTTAAGACAGTATAGGGTCAACGGAACAGAAACTTCAACCTATAGGTATTTAACGAACAGTGGTTCTGACAGTGCGAATATCTCCCTAACAGGTCTTTCGCACTCGCACACCGTTCCAGACCATACACATACCGTCGGCAATCAAAGTGCCAGCCACAAGCACACCTTTACAGGCACGCAAGGCACTACAAGCAATACGGGAACAGGAAATTCTGGAAACTTACAACCATATATTACTTGTTATATGTGGAAAAGAACAGCGTAAAGAGGTAATGAAAAATGTCAAACTTAGATTTTTTTGGAATGTTTGATTATTCTTCTGGTGATACTGATGTTTATCAATACACAAGCGAAGAGTTTTCAACAATGATTAAAGCATTAACAGCAAATGGAGTAGCACAAAATACAGATGCTTTTGAAACAACGGCAAATGGCTTAAACTTAACTATAAAGGGTGGAACTTGCTTTATTGAAGGTAGATTTGGTTTAAATGAAAATTCTACAAATATCACCCTTGAAGCGGAAGCTGGTTCTTTACAGAGAATTGATAGATTAGTTTTAGAACTTGATGTAATAAATAGAAAAATTGAATTAAAGATATTGAAAGGAACTGCCGCAGCGACCGCGGCCGCACCAGCTTTAACACAAACAGAATATATTTATCAGTTGCCACTTTATCAAATTAAAATATCTGGTGGTAGTTCAACCACTCTAATAGATGAAAGACAACTTATTTATTCACCAACAGAAGCAGTAAATAAACTTAATAGAATACTTAATGGGACTGATTTAGTTTATGCTGTATATGCGTAAGGAGGTAGATTAAATGGCTGTTATAGCAAAAGAAACAAGTTATAGTTCTACTTCAACTTATTATACATTGAATAGTGTTTCCGCTTCTCATAGCGGAAGCACTTTAACAGTTAGTATTAATCTAACAATTCAAGGTGGTTCAAGGTCAAGTTTAGATAGTGGTTCGGGCAGAGTTAGATATTGTTATTTGTATGATGGTTCTGGCAGCTTGTTTAATGGCACATATACTCTAAAAGATGTTAATACCAATTGGGGAACAAGTTTTAACAAAACTTGGAATATTACTTTTACTAAAAATATTGGTTATGACAGTTGGAGTTCAAAATGCTATATTCGTATTGGCACAAACACTAATTGGAGTTCAGCACCATCACCCAACAGCTTTTGGTGGAATGGTTCAAAATCTACTAATACTGGAACAGTAGGACAAACATTCAATGTTTCAGTTGCCTCAACTTATGTAAAACCAACAGTGTCTGCCCCGACCGCAAAATCTGTAAATACTGGTTCAACCGCAACTTTTAGTGTAAATGCTTCTGGCGGCGTTCCAGCTTCTTATACTTATCAATGGCAACAATCAACTAATAATGGAAGTAGCTATTCAAATATGAGTGGAAAAACTTCAAGTAGTTTGAGTTTAACAGCGACCGCGGCAATGAACGGATATATGTATAGGTGTATTGTATCTAACAGCGGTGGTTCAACTACTTCAAATGGGGCAAAATTAACTGTTTATTACCCAATGACACTTAATACTTCTTTTCCAAAAGATGTAAGTGTTAATAGTGGTGAAACAGCTTCATTTACTGCTGAAATTAGTTCAAATGGAAATCCAACAGCTTTAACATATCAATGGTATAAAAATGGTTCTGCTATTAGTAAAGCAACAAGTAAAACATACACAACACCAACTGTATCTATTAGCAATGACGGTGATAAATATTATTGTAAATTAACTCACACGCAAACAGGCACAAGTGCTAATTCAAGAACCGCAACATTAAGTGTTGCTGGCTTTAAGCCAACAATTGGTTCTATCCAAAGTCAAAAAGTAAACGAAGGTTCGACTGCTACTTTTTCAGCAACAATAACAGTAGGAAATCCAGAAAGCACAACTTGCCAATGGGAAATTTCAACTGATGGCGGCAAAACATATATAAATTATGGAACTTCATTTACAATAACTTCAACTTCAACAAAATCAACTACAATTAACAACACTACTTATTCAACTCATAACAATCAAAAAATTAGATTAACAGCAACTAATACAATAGGAACAACAACTTCAACGGCGGCGACTTTAATAATTAATAGAAAACCAAACCAATCAGTTTTTATAGCACCTGCCGAAAACAACGCAAGAACATTTAATAAAACGGGATATGTGTTAGTTGAGTGGGGAACTGACGCTGATGGCGACACTTTGACCCAAAATCTTATTGTTGGTTCAAATACTTATACTGCCCCAGTTGGTATAAAATTAATTCAACTAAATGAAGCAAATTATGTTGATTTAACAGTACAAGCATTTACCAATGATGAATTGATTGATAGCGATATAGCTTCAAGAACAATTCTTTTAACCAATCCAAGTTGGACTGATACAATTACTAAAAATCAAACAATGATTAAAGCAATTCATTTTACAGAATTAAGAACAAAAATTAATCAGTTAGAAGATTATTATGGCTTGGAAAATACGGTTTGGGGCAATGAAATTAGTTCTGGCGGTGTTGTTCGTGCCGCCGATGTAATTGAAATGCGGCAGGCACTCGAACGAATAGCAACTTTACTAAACAGTTATGGTGCTAATATCACCTTAAATTGGACTGATAACACCTTAACAAATAAACGAATTAAAGCAGTTCATATAAACGAATTAAGAACATCACTAATAACACTTTAAGAGGTAAAAAAATGATTGAGAGATTTATAGAACTTTTAGAAAATGAAGTAAAAAATCATTCAATCTATGTGTGGGGTGGCAATGGCGAAAGCTACCCCATAGTTAATGAAGCATGGATTGAAAGACACGAAACAAGCACTAAAAACGCTAAAAGGGCAATAAATACATATAAAAAAGCAGTTGCCGCTGGATATGCTGAAAAATTGCGTGCTTTTGATTGTAGTGGTTTGGGGTATTACTGCCTAAAACAGTTAGGACTTCAAAAGACAGATATTAATGCTAATGGCTTTAAAGGGAAGTGTGAAAAAATAAAAAAAGAACAACTTACTAAAGGATGTTTTGTATTTAAGGTAAATGCTTCTGGTAGGGCATATCATATTGGGTATGTGGTTGATGATAGCTTGAATGTAATTGAGGCACAAGGTAGGGATTATGGTGTAGTTAAAAGACCATTAAAAAGTGGTGGTTGGAATTACTATGGAATACCTTCATACTTTAAAGATGAAATTAATGCAATAGCCGCTAAAGAAATCTATGTATTCAAAAGACTTTTAAAGAAGAAAACACCATTAATAAAAGGCGAAGATGTAAAAATACTTCAAGCAAAACTAAATGATTTAGGCTTTAATTGCGGTAAAGTTGATGGTGCTTATGGAAATAATACTGCCGCCGCCGTTAAAGCATATCAAAAAGCAAATAATCTTACTGTTGACGGAAAAGCAGGAAAAAATACAATAACAAAACTTGGGTTCAAGTGGAAAGGTTAAAATGGAAAATATATGTAATACTCTAATTCTTGCTGGTGGTGTTGTAACTGCATTATCAGTAATTATAGCTGGTGTAATAAAAATAGTAAATGCAGTTAAAAAGCCAATAGAAACAATAGATAATATTCATAAAGAAGTAATAGAAATAAAAAACAAGCAAGAACAAAGCGATTTAGCTATATTAAGGCTTAATATTGTAAGTGAAGAAATGCCGCTAAGTGAAAGACTTGCCGCAGGAAAAGAATATATAGCTAAAGGTGGTAATGGTGGAGTAAAGCATTTATATTCTGAACTATATGAAAAAGTAAATGGTGAGAAGCCAGAGTTAGATTGATGAGGTAAGAGTAATGAAGAAAAAATATAATTGGAAAGATATTGGAAATAGAGCAATTAAAACTTTCATTCAAGCATTTATTGCTTCTGTTGGTGCAAATTTAACAGTTTTAAGTGAAGCTATTGGAAACGATAACTTAAAAGGCGTTATAATTAGTATTGGCATTGGTGCGGTAGCGGCTGGTGTTAGTGCAGTTTGGAATATAGTTATTTCACCTATGGTTCAGTTAGAAGATGCTAACAAACCCCAATAATATTAAAGAAAAAGAAGGTGTTATTTACCTTCTTTTTTTATTTCTATCTATTGACAGTTACTTCCTAATTTGATATACTTGCATTGTTGATTTTTTGAAAGTTATTTCATCTAATCAGCTATGCAGAACTGGAAAAATCAGCTTGACAGATTAAAAAAATCCCTTTGTTAAGCGAAAAACAAGCCGACGTAGCTCAGTTGGTAGAGCAGCTGATTCGTAATCAGTTGGGCTATTTTTTTAGCTAAAATCAGCCGCACAAGCCCATAATAAAGGGAAAAATGAATAAAAAATCTTTAAGTTTGACAAGCTGATTATTTGTGTGATAAACTAAAAATATCCACTAATATCTTGCTAAGCTGATTAGGGAAAATAACCTTAATTTTTCAAACAGAAAGGATTTTTTATTATGGGTAAGAAAAGAATAATTAAGGAAACAGAAGGCTATAGTGAAAGTGTTCAACAATTCTTTGATGAATTTATTGAACAAGCAGAAGCAAGACTTTCTCCAAAGTCAGTTAGAGCATATAAACAAGCTTATGATAGATTAATTCAATGGAATAATGGTGAAGAAATACTAATAGAAGAACTAAATGAACAACTATTTTACAAGTTTATTAATGGACTTAAAAAAGAAATGATTAAACCAGCCTCAATTAACTGTTATTTAAGAGGTTGGAGAACTTTTGTTAATTGGTTATATAATAATAACCACATTGATAAACCAATTAAAATTAAAATGGTTGCTGGACAAGAAGAAGAATTTAAGTGTTATAGTATTGAAGAAATTCAAAAGCTTCTTGTTAAACCCAGACCTAAAGATTCTTATGTTGAATGGCGAACTTGGGCTATAGTTAATTGGTGTTTAGCTACTGGTAATAGAGCGGCAACAGTAAGAAATGTGCAAATGCAAGATGTAGATTTTAGAAGAAAAGAAATAAGAGTAAGGCACACTAAGAACAAAAAGGTTCAAGTGCCTATTCCTATGAGTAGAGAAATACAATATACATTAAAGGAGTTTATAAAAAGGTTTAGGAGTAATGCCGCACCTGATGAATATTTGTTCTGTGATGTTAGCGGTGAACAGTTAAGTGAAACAGCCTTAACAAGTTCTATTAGAAGATTTAATATTTCAAGGGGTGTTAATAATACTTCTATACATAGCTTGCGGCATACCTTTGCAAGACAATGGTTATTAAATACTGGTGATGTATTTAAACTTCAAAAGATTCTTGGACATTCGACCTTAGAAATGACAAGAAGGTATTGTAATCTGTTAGGAGAAGATTTAAAAGAAAACTTTGAAACATTTAATCCTTTGGATAATTTGAAAAAGGATAAAAGATTCAAAATTAAAAACAATGAAATATATTAATCAATACAAGCCGTTAAGATTCGTTCTAACGGCTTTTATTATTTTTGGTAATATTAATACCAACTAATATATCAAACCGCCGCAAAGGGCGTATAAAGCAATATAACAGCAAATAAAAAAGGAAGGGTTAATTCCCTTCCTCTTACTTTATTATTTACCATACTTAGCAAGGATTCTATCTTTAAATGTTTCGCCTTTTTTACTACTACCACTAATAATAGATGGGAAAAACTCTTTAACAAAATCAGCCCTAAGATTAACAAAAGGTAAATCCTTTTCTTTTCCATTCTTATCAGTAATGGTTTTTTTAACTTCTGCTACAAGCCAATCAGTTTTGTTATTAGCAACACACCAATTTTCAATAAATTCTGGTGCAATTTCAGCAGTTGCAGTAGGAACAAAGCCAGCATCAATTCTATATTCTTTTTCTACTACTGTCTTTTCGCCTGTCTCCTTATTAATTACAGTATGTTTTTTAATAATCGTTTCAATCTTGTTAGCCATTTTAATCTTCCTTTCAATTTTTAATAGTGGGTAAACGGTGTTCTGATAAATTTATATTACCTCTGCTAAATAAGCTAAGTCAAGTGAAAATTTGAAAATCCAATGAATTTTTGAGATAATATAAGTAAGAATAAAAGTTCCCAAAAAATTAAAGTAACTTAAATAAAAAATTACTTAATAATAGAAGCGAAAGAACGCTTCTATTATTTCTTATGCAATTAACGGAGGAAAAGCAAAATGAATACAAAAACAATATACACTAAGAATATGGCATTATTTCTAAGGAATAAAGGGTTTAAGATTTTAAAGACAGTTCCAGACGATAATATGCCTAATTTTTTTAACTGGATTTTTGAAGATACGCAAGAATTACATGAAGCAATGTCAGAATACAGCTTTATGTATTGTAAAAATAATAAGCACCTATTTAAGTAATCGGAGGATAACTGAAAATGACAATATTCAAAGTATTTAACCCTTATATAGCAAATGCTTTAACAAAGAAGGGATTTAAGATTATAGGCACAGAACCAAACTTTAAAAAGCCACAATATGATGTTTATCTTTTTGAAGATAAAGTAGAACTAAGAGTAGCATTGGCTGAATTAAGCCATAAGTAATTCAAGTAATATTCAAGTAGTGAGGTAATTCAAAATGGCAAACTTTAAACAAGCACCCAAACTTTATCATACTGGCAAAAAACATAACACTATATTTTATCAACTACCACAAGATTTAATGGATATTGTATTTACTAAACTTGATGGAAAATGCGGCAACCAAATAAAACTAATGTGTGTTCTATTAGGAACACAAGGCAATGGTAGCTTTGGAGTAAGTGAAAAGTGGATATGTGATAGAACAAGTATGGTTCAGCAAACATATAATAAAGCACGAAAAGCACTTATCGACAAGGGATGGTTAAAACTTGAAGATGGAAAGCTATTCGTGCTTATTTCATCTATCTATGCCGAAGGCACAATATCAGAATGTGTCAAAGGTTCAGATTACCAAAAACCAAAAACGGAGGACACAATTTCAAAATGTGCCGAAGACACAATATCAGAATGTGGGGCACAATTTCAAAATGTGTCTGGGGCACAATCTGAAATTGTGTATAATATAAAAGAAATAAATAATAATAATAAAAAAGAAATAGATATAGGGGATTTTGTTGCTTCGCAACAAAATCCTGCTACTTCACTTGCTACGCAAGTGAGTAGCGTTAAGCAAGAAACAGAACAGGTTGAAGCAGTCGCCGCAGACAAAGTAATAACAATCAATTGTTCTGATATGAGAGATAGTTATTATCACTTATATAAATATTTAATCAAGTATCAACCAGCATTAGCTTCCTTTGTTGTTAATGGTCTTTCTTTTTGTAAAAGCAATAAAGAAAGAACTAATAAAGCAATTGAGATATGTAATACCCATGGCTATACAATCAAATTTAATGACACGGCGGCCGCGGTCGTTGGTGCGTAAACATTGGCTTAGCCTTTCCGATACATTGACGAATCGCCGCAGAATAGATAAAATAAAATTAATAGGACTTATTTTTATAATCAAAGGAGAATAAAATGAAAAAATTTTTAGCAATTATATTAGTATTTCTTTTAACAATGACCCTTTTTACTGCTTGTGGTGAATCAGAAGCAGAAAAAGCCGCCGAAGAAAGAATGAAAAAATCTATTGATGAAGTTTTTGACAAATATGAAGCAGAAGCAGAAAGAAAAATTCAAGAAAAGGAACAAGAAATAGTTAATAAATATGGCGAATATTCAATAGCTGAATTAGAAGAAGTTTTAGATACTATTGAAGATAGTGAAGAATGGTTAAAACTATATAACTATATTAAAGAAAGAAAAAAAGAAGAAATTACTGTTGAACAAAGTGCTATAAATGACTTTAAAGGTGCTGTTAATCAATGGATTGATGATACACAAGAAAAGGCGAATTTTGCAGATTAGCACCAAAATTTTATAGTGAATCAAAATAAAATCTACTTATAAGTGTAAGGTAATTGTGCCAACCTTATAGTCTCCTTAAATAGATTTTTAATCAAAGGATTGCCAATATGGCAGTCCTTTTTTTTGCACTAATTTTTTATACTACTTTTATTAATTCTCTACTTAATGATGAAGGCGAAAGCCAATAAACACTAATGGAGAATTAAACTAATGGCAAATTATAATAGTTTTAATAAAGCAAAAGAAAAAGGTCAAACAGGAGAAGCCGCAGTTAAACAACTTTTAGAGTTAAACGGCTTTAAGGTTAATGATGTGGCTAATGATTCAAACTATTTTCATTGCGGAGACTTGATAGCGGAAAAGAATAATAAATCACTATTCATTGAAGTTAAAACTGATACTGCCGCCGCACATACTGGAAATTTAGTAATAGAACTAATCACAAATAAAGCACTTAATAAAGATGGCTGGTTTAAAGTATCAACTGCTGATAAATTTGCTTTTTATCTTGAAGAAACAAATGAAGTAATATTTATTGATGCTAATGAACTTAAAGAAAACTATAAACAAGCATTAAACCGCATTTATACAACCACACAATATGAATGTGGATATATATATAAAGAAGGTGTAATTGGGCTTTTGTCAATTGCACAATTATCTAATCTTTCTTCTTTTAGAAGAATTGCAATGTAAAGGAGGATTTTAAAATGACCAATGAATTTTATAAAAAATGCCGCGAGGAAGATAAAAATTGGATAGGTGTTCATAGTTCTATGCTTACACAAGTTACTGATGTTGTCTTACTTAAACAGTTATATGAACAACGCCTACAAGAATTAAAATGGAGAATTGAAGAATATGAAAAAAATATACAGCCTTAATTTAATTGCATATATAATGCTTACCACAGAAATAGAACCAACTTATGAAAAAGATAAAGATGGATTAATATATGCTAAATTCCCCTATTGTCAAGGCGTAAGCTTTGCTATAAGGCAGTTTAGAGATAGTAAATGTTCTGTTAATCTACATAGCTTTTTAAACTGTTATAAAGCTATTAGAAAAGGAATTAGAGAGGTGGAATAAATGAGTAAAGAAAGAATGTTTAATGCTTTTGACGATGACACAGAAGCAAGAATGTTACAAGCCCTTGAAGTGTGGCTTAATAACCCACTAATGCGGCTTGATGATGTTGCTAAAGAAGCTGGTATTAGCCCTAAGACATTTTATAAATATCGTCAAAATTCTTTATTTATGGAAGAATACCGCCGTAGACAGCGTGAACGCTTTGCCGCAATGGAAGGAAAAGCTATAGAACTACTTGATAATGAATTAGATAATAGAAATTGGAACGCTATTAAATATACGCTTGATGGTTTAGGTTACAAGCCAACAGACAAAGTAGAAATTACTGAAACAACGATAAAAGTTGATATAGATGAGGATTAATTTACAGCTTAAAAAGCGTTTATTTAATCAAGCCTATTATCCTTACTTATTTGATTATTCTAACCGCTATGAAGTTTATTATGGTGGTGCTGGTAGCGGAAAATCTCACTTTGTTTTTCAAAAGATTATTATAAAAGCATTAACCCAAAAAAGAAAGGTTCTTGTTATCCGTAAGGTAGCAAGAACCATTAAAGACAGTGTCTTTCAAATGGCACTTGATACATTAGATAAATTTATGCTTTTGCCGCAATGTGAAGTAAACAGAAGCACCTACACTATTATTCTTCCTAATGGAAGCCAATTCTTATTTAAAGGTATTGATGATGGTGGAGAAAAAATTAAATCAATTACTTCTCTTACTGATATTGTAATTGAAGAAGCAACTGAAATAACCTTTGATGAATTTACACAACTTGATTTAAGACTTAGGGCAAAAGCCGCAAACCTTCAAATTTACTTAATGTTTAACCCAGTATCTAAAGTAAACTGGTGTTATAAGCACTTTTTCAAGAATGGAACACCCCCTAATACATTTATCTTAAAAACAACTTACAAGGACAATTCTTTTCTTCCAGTCGAATATATCAATGCTTTAGAACAAATGGCAAAGACAAACACAACCTATTACCGCATTTATGCTTTAGGTGAGTTCTGTAGCCTTGATAAGCTGGTTTTTTCTAATTGGGAAGTATCTTCTACCCCTTTACCCAAAGACCGCCGTTTAAGCCTTTTATGTGGCTTAGACTTTGGTTATGTTAATGACCCTTCTGCCTTTGTCGTTTCTTATCTTGATGAAGAAGAAAAAATTATTTATGTAGTAGATGAATATTATGAACACGCAATGTTAAACGATGCTATTGCACAGATGATTATATATAAAGGTTATGGTAAAGAAGTAATTATTGCTGATAGTGCAGAACAGAAATCCATTGAAGAAATAAAGCGTGCTGGTGTTGTTCGTATCAAAGCCGCCGCAAAAGGAAAAGGTTCAATTCTTCAAGGTATTCAAAAGCTTCAACAATATAAGCTTTTGATTAATCCAAAGTGCCAAAACCTTATAACAGAACTTCAAAATTATTCTTGGAAAAAAGATAAACAATCAAATGAATATATAAACGAACCACAAGATTCATTTAACCATTGTATTGATGCACTTAGATATTCCTTACAATGTGTGGATTCATATAGAAAAATTAAAACATTAAACAAAGCCGCTTTAGGCTTATAAGAGGTGGACAATGTATAGATTAAGTAAAGATAGTGTGCTTAGTCCAGAACTTATAGTTAAATATATAGAGAAAAACCGCAATGAAGCGGCAAGACTTAATAAACTTTATGAATACTATATCGGCAAGCACGCAATTAAACAAAGAGCAATGGCTGACCCAACAAAGCCAAATAATAAAGTGGCAAATCCTTATGCAACTTATATTACTGATTTAGGAACTGGTTACTTTATGGGTGAACCAGTAACATATAACAGTGAAGAAGAACAGTTTTTAGAAGAAATCAAATCAATTTATAATTATAATGATGAAGCCGCAGAAAACGCCGAACTTGCTAAAGATAGTTCTATTTTTGGTTCTGCTTATGAAGTAATATATCTTGATAGTGATAAATCAATTAGATTTAAAAAGATTAGTCCCATTGGCTGTATTCCTATTTATGATAATACAATTGAAGAAGATTTACTATTTTTTATTAGATATTATGACGATGAAAATATTTTAACTGGTGAGAAAACAACCTTTGTAGAAGTATATAGCCGCACTTATCGCCAATTATATAAAAAATCAATTACCGCATTAGAACTAATTGAAGAAGAACAACACGCATTTAACGCAGTTCCAATAATTATTTATCAAAACAACCCAGAAGAATTAGGAGATTTTGAAGAAGTAATTCCATTAATTGATGCCTATGACAAAATACAAAGTGATTCAGTCAATGATATGGAATACTTTGCCGATGCTTATCTTGCTATGTATGGTGTAGATGCTGAACCAGAAGATGTTGCCGCAATGAAGGAACAAAGGGTTCTACTTTTCCCTACTGATGCAAAAGCGGAATGGCTTGTAAAGTCAATTAATGATACCTATGTTGAAAATTTAAAAACAAGACTTGATAAAGATATACACAAGTTTTCCACAGTCCCAGCAATGACAGACGAGGACTTTGCTTCTAATGCTTCTGGTGTCGCTATGAAATATAAGCTAATGGGATTAGAAAATACTACAGCTAAAAAGGAAAGATGCTTTAAAAAAGGCTTACAACGCCGTTTAGAGATTATTTGCAATATACTTTCTGTAATGGGAACTAACTATGATTATAGGGCTATAGATATTGTATTCAAGAGAAATATTCCAACTAATATTACTGAAATAGCAGAAGTAATTAATAAAATCGGTCATTTACTTAGTGAAGAAACACAAGTATCTTTACTTCCTATAGATGTTGATTATGCCGCAGAAAAAGTAAAAAAAGATAAAGAAAAAGAAGCTGGTTATTCTTTCCCTTTACAAGATGAAGGTGAAGTAAATGGATTATTGGAAGAAAAGAACATTAGCTAATGAAGAAAAAGCTTCACGCCTTGCCGCTTCATACGCAAAGCGGCAAAGGCAAGCATTAGAAAAGGCATATAAACAAATAGAAAATTACTTAAATGCTTTATATGTTCAAATTAATTATGGTGGTGCTGATAAAATAACCAGAACCCAATTATGGCAGTATTCAAAATATCTTGAACTTGAACAACAAATAAGAAAAGAATTAAACAATGTAGCAATACAACAAATTGAAGATATTAAAGAAGTAACACAAAGAGTTTTTGAAGAAACACTTGAAACTGACCTTGAAGAATTACTTGGAACAAGTAAACATTATTCTATTAATTCTGAAAGCTTAATGAAACAGAATTTAAACTCTGCTTGGAGTGGTTTAGATTATAGTAAGAGAGTTTGGATAAATACCAATGAATTAGCAGAAAGATTAAAAAATGATATAAATGATATGATTGTTTTAGGTAAATCACCTAATCAAATTAAAGAAGCTTTAATGTGGGATTTTAATACTGCTTATGATGTTGCTGATAGATTAGTAAGAACAGAAGCTTCATATGCCTTTAATAGTGCTAATATGGCAAGTTATAAAGCGACTGGTTTACAATATATTAAACTACTTCCAGAAAGAGATGAAAAACTATGTAGTAGATGTAGAGAGTTAGCAAACGAGAACGGCGGCATTTATGAAATTAATAAAGCACCAACATTACCAGTACACCCCAGATGTAGGTGTTGTTATTCACCAGTAGTAAATTTAAAAGAAAATATAGGAAGTTTAGATATTGATATAGATGAATTTGTTCCTTGTTTAAAGAATACTAAAACTGGTGAAATTGTTGATACAATAGTTGAAACTGTTGATAAAAAGCAATTAAAAGAGTATAATATAAAGAATGGATGGTATATTAATTGGAGTAAAGTTCCTAATGATGTTCAAGTTCACGCTTTAAAGATTAAAGATAGTGATAGAATTGAAGGATTAATAGGTTTAAGGAACAACCCAGAGATGCAAGCTACTTATATACATTGGGCAGTTGCCGCACCTCATAACAATAAACTACAAGGTGTTATAGGTGAAAAAGAATATACTGGTGTAGGTGGACACTTATTTGCGGTCGCCGCAGAAGAATCAATTAAAAATGGTTATGGTGGTTATTTTTATGGGTATGCCGCAAATAAAGAATTAGTAGATTATTATTGTTCTAATTTTGGTGCTACACATAGACCAATTGAACACCCTTATGAAATTATATTTGATGAATACACAGCAAACAATATATTAAAGGAGTATAATTATGAACGACAAGGAAATTAAAAAACCAGATTATTGTGGTGATGAAGATAGTCCTATTTTGGGGTGTGTAAATCAACCAGAACTTTCTAATTATCGCATAAGAGATTTAGATAAATATTGTAAAAAGGAAGAAGCGAAAGGTAGAACTTTTGAAGAAATAAAAGCAAATGGCGAATTAGAACAATTTAGAGTAAAATAAAAATTTAATAAAAAATCAGACACAACTTTTTAGAGAGTTAATCAGAGAAACCTACTTACAAGTAGAAAGTAAATCAACTGATTAACTCTTTTTATTTTGTCTTTTTACAGGTGCAGACAATAAAGAACAACTGAATTTATTAGGGGTTGCCGCAGAGCAACAACTAAACAGGAGTTAGAAACAATGGAAGAAATTAAAACAAATCCCAATGTTGACGAACAGAAGGAAGAAAATCAAGAAACTAAAACCTATACGCAAGAAGAAGTGTTAAAACTTTTACAATCTGAAACAGATAAAAGGGTTACACAGGCACTTGCAAAGCAACAAAAGAAATATGAAAAGCAGTTATCTTTATCAAATCTTGATGAAGTCGAACGCACAAAAGCGGAAAAGGATATGAGAATACAAGAACTTGAAGAACAGCTTAGAGAATATACAGTTCTTCAAAATAAGAATGAAGTAATTAAAGTTCTTACTGCAAGAAAACTTAATCCTGCTTTTGCTGATTTAATTGCTATTGGTGATGATTTAGAAGAAGCACAAAAGAAAATAGAATCTCTTGATAAGCTATTCAAAGCCGCAGTTCAAGAAGAAGTAAAAAGTAGATTAGCTGGTGGTACACCTAAAACTGGTTTATCAACTGGTGATGAAATTACAGTTGAACAGTTTAAGAAAATGACCCTTGCACAGCAATCAGAATTATATAAAAACAATCCAGAACTATTTAGAAAATTAACTGGAAAACAATAAAAATAAAACCTTTTAGAAAGGGGTTAAATTATGGAGTGAAATAGATAATGGCAAATACAGTTTACGCAAATTTTGTACTTGAATCTAAGGCAACTGACCTTTTAGAAACTAAAATTAATACTCGTTCCTTAATGACGATTGATAATAGTCTATCACAAGCCGCAGGAACAAAGAAAACAATTAATGTATATACCTATACTGGTGAAGCAGAAGCATTAGCCGCTGGTGTTGGTTCTACTGCTTCTAAGCGTGGTTCAATCTCTTATGTTGGAACAGATTATACTGTTTTAACTATTCAGCAAGCTTTTGATTATACTGATGAAGATGCACTAAAAGACCCACAGATTGTTGATATGATGATGGCTGGTGCAACTCAGGTAATGACAAATAAATTCAATGCTGACTTCTTCACTGAAATTGGGAAAACAACTACAACTCATTCTGTAAGTGGTGCTTTATCTTATGATGGTATTGTTGATGGCATTGCAAAACTAAACCTTGAAGATGAATCTGGTTTATTCTTACTTATCAATCCAGCACAAAAAGCAGATATTAGAAAGGATTCTGATTATAAGTCTGCACAGATGGGTGAAGTTGTATATAACGGTCAAATTGGTACTGTTGCTGGTATTCCAGTAGTTGTATCTAAGAAAGTTCCTGCTAATACAGCTTTTATTGCTACAGCAGAAGCAGTTAAATGCTTTATGAAGAAAGAAGTTGAAGTAGAACAAGAAAGAGATGTAGACAAAAGAAAGAATAGTGTATATCTTAGAACTTATTATATTACAGCTTTAGTAGATGCAACAAAAGCTTGCAAAATTAATATTACTACTGCTGGCTAATCAATTATATAGGGGTAGTTCACCCCTTTTATATGGGGGTAAATATGACACAAGTAGAAACAATTAAAATATTATTGGGTGAATCTGCTAATCTATTTTCTGATAATCAAATTGAAGTATATATACAACAAGCTGAATGTGATTTTATGAACTGTACAAAACGTTCTGAAATACCAGCCGCCGCAGTAAGTGTAATAAATGAAATGGTAGTAGTTAAGTGCAATAGGCAAGGCACAGAAGGGTTACAAAGTCAATCTTTTAGCGGAATTTCAGATAGTTTTCTTGATGGGTATCCAATTAATATAATCAATCAAATAAATGGGTTTAGGAAAGTTAAAATACTATGATAAACCACATAAGAAAAGCAACAGTTCTTATTCCTTCAACTGTTACTTATGATAAATACAATGAAAAAATTGAAGGAGAACCAAACAGCCGCACTATAACAATAGCAATCAGCCTTAGAACAGGAAGTACACAAATTATTAATTCTGTTAAGAGTATTAATAGTGATTATATTGGTGTTACTTCTGATAAGGAATTAAAAGAAAATCAACAAATAGTATGCGGCGATTGGATTTATAACATTGATTATATTGATGTATTAGGAAGAAAAACTATCCTTTATCTTACAAGGGTAAAGCAATATGGCAACTAAAATTACTGTAAACAGTGAAGAAGTTGTTGAAAACCTTGATATATTTACTAACACAACACTTAGAAATAATTTAGAAAAAGCTATGTTACAAGCTTGCTATGCTGTAGAAGCCGATGCAAAAGAAAAATGTCCTGTTCAAGATGGTATTTTGCGGCAATCAATACAAAGTAGTGTTGAAACTGATAGTGATATAATTGAAGGTTTTATTGGTACTAATATTGACTATGCCCCTTATGTGCATCAAGGAACTGGTATTTATGCTATTAATGGAAATGGTAGAAAAGAAGTTCCTTGGAAATATAAAGACCTTAAAGGGAATTGGCATAGCACCAGCGGCATTAAACCTACCCCCTTTTTACAAGATGCTGTAGATAAAAATAAAGCTGATATTATTAATTTTTTTAGGGGGATTCTAAAAGATGGTTAAAGAAATTTTAGAAATTTTAGAAGCAGATAATAAACTTATGGGTTTGATTGATGGAACAGCCGCAGACCCACATATTTACCCAATAGAAACAGATTATTTAGGTGAATGTTTGCTATATGATTATCACACATTTTCAGCAGATAAAATAACAGAAGGAAAAAGACTTCAAATAACTATTATTGCAAAGACCCTAAGTAAAACAATTGAAATAGAGAATCAACTAAAACGGCTTATTATTACTTTAGCTGATAAGCCGCTTACAAATAACATATTACAAGTTGAAGTTAATGGTGGTGGAAGTCTTTATGATAATGAAAGAAAAATGAACCACAGAATACTTTACTTTGACATTTTAAGTAGGAGTGAAATATAAATGACAGAACAGATTATTTTAGGTAGCGGCGATTTATATGTTACTGATTTTACTGGAACTATACCAGAAAATTCAGTAATTGAAGTAGATGAAAATTTAATTGGACGTATTAAAGGTGGAGCAAGCCTTGAATATAAGCCTACAGAATATGAAGTAGCCGACGATGCTTATAAAGTTATTAAACGCTTTGTAATTAGTGAAGAAACAACTTTTAAATCTGGTGTATTAACTTGGAACTTAGAAGTTCTTAATAAGTTAATTGCCGCTGGAACTTATTCTGATGACGAAGCAGGAAAGAGAACATTAAAGTTTGGTGGTAATGGTGCAAGAGTTATGAAAGAATTTCTTGTACACTTTGTTCATACAGAACCAGATGGTAATAAATTTACAATTACTCTTGTTGGTACTGCTTCTAATGGCTTTAGTCTTGCCTTTGCACCAGATAAAGAAACAGTAATTGATGCTGAATTTAAGGCAAAAGGACACGATGCAAGCGGAACACAAGTAATTATGACAGAAACTTATACTGTTGCCGCTGGCTAAGTAAAATTGGGGGAAGTTTTACTTCCCCTTTATTAAAATAATTGAGGTGTAATTATATGGGTAAAATTATAGATTTATCAGTATTTCAAGAAGAAACATTAGATATAAAACTACTTGATGGTTCAATGGTTCGTATTACTAAACCTTCTCAAAGAATGGTTATTGAAATGCTAAAGTTTAAAGAATTGGGAGAAGATACACCAGCAGAAGTATTAATACAATCTGTTAATAAGATTGTAGCTAATATTTTAAATTCAAATGATGCTAAAAAATTCTTTGATATTAAGTTTGTAGAAGATATGAATTTAAAAATGAAATTAGCAATTATTAAAGCATACAGTGAATTTATTACAGGAGTACAAAGCAACCCAAACTAATGATTCCTTCCCTTCCACCAGAAGCCGCAGAAGGTGAAGGAAAAAACGAAGAAGAAATTCTTCCAAATATTAAAAGAGTTATTGAATATAGCGGCTTATCCTTTAATGAAGTATTAGACCTTCCAACTGATTTATTTATGATGATGGTAAAAAATCATTATATAAATGAATTAAATTCTACACCAGAAGGACAAGAATATTTAGAAAAGTGTAATAGGCTTAATACAACAAGTATTGATAAGGGGGCAATTCGGAGAAAAATTAAAGAACAAAAATAAGAGGTGCTTAATATATGGCTACTTTAGATTTAGGTAGGCTTAAAATTGGTATTCAAGTTGATAATGCAGAAGCCAATAAAGCACTACAAGAAACAAAAAAAATAAGTAAAAGCACTGGAGAAGGAATAACTACTGACTGGAATAAGGTTGCAAGTACATTAAATACAGTTGGTTCAAATATGACTAAATACATTACTGTTCCATTAGCGGCAATAGGAACAGCTTGTGTAAAATTAGCTTCTGATATGGAAGAAACCACTAATAAAATTAGTGCTGTTTTCGGAACTAATGCAACAGAAGTAAGTACTTGGGCAGAAAAATCAGTTGAATCAATGGGATTAGCCCAACAAACAGCCTTAGATATGGCGGCGACATTCGGTGATATGGGTACTGGAATGGGCATGACTACAGCCGAAGCCGCAAAAATGTCAATGGAATTAGTACAGCTTGCCGCAGACTTAGCAAGCTTTAAGAATATATCAGTCGAACGTGCTCAAACAGCTTTACAGGGTGTATATACTGGTGAAACGGAAGCCTTAAAGGGTTTGGGTGTAGTAATGACAGAAGCAAACCTTGAACAATTTGCTATGAATCAAGGCATATCAACTACTTATAAAGAAATGTCTCAAACTGAAAAAATTATGTTGAGATATAAGTATGTTATGAACGCCACTTCAAATGCTCAAGGGGATTTTTCAAAAACTTCTGATGGTTTAGCTAACCAGTCAAGAATGGTAAAGGAAAATCTAAAAGAATTAGGTGTTCAATTCGGACAAGTTTTATTACCAATTGTAAATAAAGTTATCACAGGAATTAATAATTTATTGAAATCCTTTATGGGTTTAGATGAAGGACAGAGAGAAACTATAGTTACTATTGCCGCAGTTATTGCCGCAGTAGGACCAGCTTTATTAATGGTATCAAAGATAATTACAGCTATTAATGTTGTTAAAACTGCAATAACAGAGGCTAATATAGCTATGACCGCTTCAAGTGGTATTATTGGTTTAATTATTCTTGCCATTACCGCTTTGATTGCTTTAATTACTTCATTTGCGGCAGCCGAAAGAGAAGCGGCGGAAGCTGCCGATGAAAGATTAAATAAATCGCTTGATGAAACACAAGCGAGATTAGACAAACAAAGAGAAAAAACAGCGGAACTTACAAGTGAAACCAATACCTTAACTGGTAAATTAAATGAATTAAGCGAAACTGACCCTAATGTTAAAATTAATACTAATGCCGAAATCGTTCAACCGCAAGTAGAAGAACTTAGAACAGCTATTGGTAATTTATTACTTGGTGCGGTTGATTTAAAAAAAGGTGTAGATGATTTAAATGGTTCTCTTGATGATTATGTAAATGGTTTGGTTGAAGCAAGAAAAGCAACAACAATAGACCATATTATGAATATGGTTGATGCGTATCACCAAGGCTTAATTTCACAAGAACAGTTTAACCAATATGTAAATGAAAGCGTTACTGGCTTTAATAACTATAAAGCAGTTGTTGGTGAAGCTAAGGACGGCTTTGATGGTTTTATTTCTTCTCTTAATAATGGTGGAACAATCAGTTTAGAAACCACAAACGCACTTTTAAATGGAAGTAGCGGATTAGCTGAACAAGGTGTTTCACTTGGAACACAACTTAACAACGCCGCCGAAGGAATGTCTAATTTAACACAGGCTTCACAAGAAGGAATTATTGCTACTGGCGGTTATAATGTTGTTGCACAAGAAACCGCAGGCTTGTTAGCTGGTGAAATGGTTAATGCTGTTAGCACAATAACTTCTGCTTACGATGTTTATCAACAAAGCGTTAAAAATGCTTATGATGATGAAAAAGTAATGATTGAAGAAAAAGAAGCATACAAAGCGGCACTTGAAGAAAAATATCAAGCATTAGATGTATATAATGCTTATTTATTAAATGGCGTTTCATCAACAGAAGCATTAAAGAATGTTGAACTTGCTTATGGCACAGAAACAGCACAATCATTAAAAGATAGTTTTAATGAAAAATATGGAACTTTAGAAGTCGGTTATAGTGATAGTATTTCTTTAGCTAATGAATGGCGACACGATATAACGACTTGTGAAGAGGCACTAAATAAAGATAGTGGTGAAATAGCACAACGCCGGAAAGATGCCATTATTGGAGCAGAACAGCAATTAGCAACCGATATTAATTCTACAACAACTGGTTGGACTAACCAACAAATTGATGACTTTGTAAAACTTGCCGAACAATCTGGATTAGCATTAGACCAAGGTTTTGTTGATATGCTTAAATCTTGTAATGGCTTCGTTGAAGATAGCAAAAACTCATTCAATCAAGCTGGCGAATTTTCGGCAGAAGCATTTAAAACTGGATTAGATACAGTATTACCAAAACTTAATGAAATGAAAACTACTGTTGATGGAGACGGAAAAGCAATAGGTAAAAATCTTTCTTCTGGTATTGCCGTTGGTATTAGAAATAATAAATATGAAGCAATTAATGCCGCGGTTTCAGCAGTAAAAGACGCAATTACCGCAGCAAAGAAAGCTGGTGAGATTCGTTCTCCTTCAAGAAAAGCGGCAAGAGAAATTGGCAAACCTTTCGCACAAGGTATTGGTGTTGGTTTTGAAGATGAAATTCCAACAGTATTAAATAAAGTTAAATCTGGAATTGGAAAATTAACTGTTGGTGTTTCAAGTAATGATTCAAAAGCCGCCGCGAGTGCAAAAATAAAGAGTGATAATAATTTACTTAATGCAATCAAATCAATATCAAATTCAAATAAAGCAAATATAACACAAAACAATACCTTCACTTCAAAAGAACTATCCCCTTATGAACAACAAGTACAAGTAAAGAAATTAAGTAGGAATTTAGCGGAGGTATTCGCATAATGGAAAGTTTTAAATTTATTAATAGTAATGGCAAATCAATTACACTTGATTATACCAGTGATTATATTATTGAAAGTTATGATGGATTAACCGCAAGTGAAATTATTCCAGTATCTACAAGGGGTTATAGACAAGATGGTTATACCAGAGTGAATACAAACTTGGGAAGTAGATATATAAACATTAACTTCTATGTTTATGCTGAAACAATGGCGGCGTTCTATGAAAAAAGAAGAAATTTAGCTTCTGTATTTAATCCACTTTTAGGAGAAGGAATTTTAACTTATACAAATGATTTTACTTCAAAATCAATTAAAGGTATTGTTTCAGTTGCCCCAACCCCTACTAATAAAATGGGTTCTTTACAATTGTTTAATGTTGAAATTACTTGTGATAATCCTTTTTGGTTTGATAATGAAGAAAGTGCTGTTAGAATGGGTGATTTTACTGGTGGTTTATCCTATCCGCTTCAATTTACTGGTGCTGGTGAAAAGTTCGCCCAAAAAGGCGATGTTGCTAAAATTAAAATAGTTGGTGATATTCCTTCACCAATTCGGGCAGAGTTTAGAAATCATTCACTTAATCCTGTTTTAACACTAACCAATACTGGTGAATTTATCAAAATTAATACTGAAATAGGTAATAATGAAAGATTGGTTATTAATACTGCTTATGGGAATAAGACAGTAGAACGCATAACCACAAATGGAACAGAAAATTCTTTTCATTTGATTACTCTTGATAGTTCATTCTTTCAACTTCCGATAGGGCAAAATCAACTTACTTTTAGTGGTGATGCTGGCACACCAGAAGTATATCTTTACTGGCGTAATTATTATGTGGGGGTTTAAACAATGAAGGAAATCAAATGTTATAAGAATACCCCACAAGGATTAGAATTAGTTGGTGTAGTTGATGATTATGAAAGTTTTACATTTACACGCAAATATGCTGATTGCGGCGAGTGGCAATTGGTGCTTAATGGAAGCACCAAACATGCCACATTAGTTAAAGATATGGATTATATCAGTATGGGTAATGGTGTTGCTGGCTTTGTAGAACAGCTTGAAAGCAATGTGGGTGAAAACAATCAAATCATTTACACTGGTGGCGAACTTAAAGGAATAACAAGTTCAAGAATTATAATGCCGCCGACCAATCAAGCATATCTTCATATAAAGAAAAATCCAGCATTAGTTATACTGGATATACTTAATACACAACTTGTAGAAACAGAAGATAGTTCAAGAGTAATACCAAACACAAGAATTGATACAAATATTGAGGTTGATGAAACACAGAAAATAGAGTTCGACGGCAGATTTGGCAATGTATATGAAGAAATAGCTACTATTGCTAACACTTATAATATAGGGTGGCAAGCCGATATTGTTCCTTTGGCAGATAATCCGCAATATGCGGAAATAGTATTCTCTGTTTATTCTGGTGTTGATAGAAAACAAAGCCAAAGCACTAATAGTAGATTTATCTTGTCTTATTCAAACGATAATATAAATCAATCAAATTATCAGTATCTAAATTCAATACCGACAACTGCACTTGTGGCAGGACAAGGTGAAGGTGTTGAACGCCAAACATATTTGCTTGGCAACGCCGCCGAGGGATTAAAAAGAAAAGAAATATATGTTGATGCCAGAGATATTGAAGATAATACACTACTTCCGCAGCGTGGTGTTGAAAAACTTGCTGAATACGGCGAACCAAACAGCTATCAAATTACTTTAAGCCAAAATTTAGTAAAACAGTATCATTCAGTTTTTGAACTTGGTGATATTGGAACAATTAACGATGACCTATTAGATTTAGTAATTGATTTTAGATTAACAGAAATCACAGAAATCTATGAAAGTGATGATTTGCGTCTTGAAGTAGTTTGTGGCTATGATAAGAAAGATTTAGGTTCAGCAATAAAAAGAAGTAGTGGCAATACTCAAACGCTACTTAAAGTTGAAGGAAATAATAGTGGTAGCCAAACAGATATAACACAAATCTTAAACTTGGTTTATCCAGTCGGTTCAATATATATGGCAGTAAATAATGTTAATCCTTCTACCTTATTCGGCGGCACTTGGGAGGCTTGGGGAAGCGGTAAAGTTCCAGTTGGTGTTGATACAACGGATAGTGATTTTGAAACCGCCGAAAAAACTGGTGGTTCAAAAGAACTTCAA